ATCTAACCAATTTTGTGCCGCATCTTTTTCCTCTGGTGTTGTCGCATCTTCTAAAACTTTTCTTGCTCTCTTACGGGCTTCCTCAGCTTGTGCGGCGGCTGATAAAGCTTCACCTGAGGCTGCATAGTAATCACCTGCGGCAGCTGCGGCCGCACCGGCTGATCCAGCCGATCTGGCAGCTAAAGCATTAGCATTTGTAACCATCTGGATTTGTACCAGCATAGCCATAATCTTTGCAAGGCTATCTAACCAATCCTCAAATGGGTCATTCGCCTTAGGGAAGGTAGTAAGCGATAGGGCTAGCTTCTCGGTCTTAGTTTGAAGATCCTCTAGCTTGCCTAGTAATTCCTCAGCCTTGTCTACGTTCTGCTCTTGTACCGCTTGCTTAATATCTTCAATAAGCATGAGTTCTTCAACACGGCGGCGTTCTTCATCTGTCAGTTTACCTTGCAGAGCTGCCTGTAATTGTATGCGGGTTAAATTAAACTTTTTCTCTTTTTCCATGAGCATAATGGAAATGCGCTTTAATCGGTTAGCTTTCTCCTGCTCAATCAGAGTTTTCTGGCGTAGCTTCTCTAATTCTTTTTGTCGCTTGATTGCTTCTTCTTCAAGCTTTTTTAGCTTTGCATCAATAGCAGGCTGGCCGATACCGGCAGTTGGAAAGAATAACGGCCTCTCAGCTTTGCCTAAATCTATGAGCATATTGAGTAGCTTCATAGCTTGCGGGAATTGGCTGAGATATTGAATCTGATCAAACAATGGTATGCGAGTAGTTACTGTTGATACCAAAACGCCAATGCCGCGAATAGCATCCGCCGCAGCCATACCAAACCGTTCCATAGCTGAAGTTGCGCCACCAATGCCGCCATCACCTATCAGCATGCTGAATGAATCTAGTAATGCACCGCCGATAGTGTCCTGCATTTTGTTATATGAAACGTTTATCAGCTCTAACTTACCGGCGTAAGTTTCTAGGTAAGCTGCACGCTGCCCGCTAAATTGTTTGTTTAATAATTCCTGCACTTTAGCAAAGCTGGTAGTGCGTAGCTCAGTTTTAGATAAACCGATATTGTATTTAGATAGGCTGGCATTGTTGCCTAGATATGACTTGCTTAAATCACTTACTACGGTTTGCAGATCTATGCCAGTACCGGCTGCGACATCCATAGCGGTATTAAGTATGTCTTGTGACTGATTAACTGAGCGTGTTGTCTGAGCTAGTGTCTGATAGGCAGGGCGTAGTTGGTCTTTCAGTACGCCTGTTTGTTTTTCTAGGCTTTCTAGGTAACGCTCAATTTCTGGTGAGGCAAAACCTAGATTAACTCCTTTAAGGGCTTGCTCAAATCGTGCCGCTGCCTGTTGGTCATCTGAGAAAGCCTTTACAGCTTCTCTGCCAAAATTGTAAATAGCACGTGTGGAAAATGCAGCCGCAATAGTGCTACCAAGTTTTTTGAATTGGCTATCTAAAAGGGTTGCCGACTTCTCAGCTTTCTTAAACCCTTTTTCCTTAAACTCAGAGGCAATATCTATGCGGATAACTGACACTAGGCTGCCTTTCTAACTCTTGTACGTGCGTGAAATAATCTGTTAGCTTTCTCTATTGCTGCAAAAGTAGCATCTAAAGCTTTGCCATTATTGTCAGCATAGGCAGCATAAAGTAAACGGCCCTTGCCTCTCTCAAACTTATCATATTGTTTTAATGGCCCTACATCGTTCATAGCACCGACAAATACGCGGCCAGCATCCGGATTGTTTGAGCTGCCGTACTTTGCAGTATCGCCGCTGCGTTTATTGCCTAACTGTTTACGACCGTATGGATTGACTCGACCAGCCCACTCTATAATCATACCGGCAGCTGATTTGTTGAATAATGAGTAAAGTCCTGCATAGCCCTGTCGATTTCTTTTTTGGCGGCCAACAGAGTAGGTTAAACCTCTACGAATCAAACCTGAGTTATACATCGGGAACGCTCTATCACGGCTTGTGCGTGAGATAGGCTCAGAGCCTTTATCGTTCCAATTATAGAGATTACCGGGCGCAGATCCAGGCACTTTACGCCGAGCATCATTTGTTACTTCCTTAAGTGCTACCCTGATTTCAGCGTTCATTTCCTTCAGTAAGTCAGGCGCGTATTTTTTCAAAGCTTTTTTAAGCTCTGGAACCCCGCTTACCACGACTGGCATTTTTTCTGTCCTCTGCCTGTTTCCTTAGAACCTCATAGAACGCTTTTAATAAATCACGATCCATATTAATAAACTCGCTAGGCGCAATTCCCGTGTGTACCGATAGCTGAGCTATCTGATATGTCCGGGAATCACGCGTTAGCCATTTGGGTAATCATCTCCTAGAACCTCAACAGCCTTTAAGGTTTCAAGAAACTTATCACCGAATGGTTTAACATCCGGCGCATCTGATCTACGTAAACACTCCCAGGCAAGCCAATAAATATCGCTCTGCTTCTGATCCTCGCGGAAAGCGCGGTAGAAACCTTTTTTAGCGTATTGCTCGAAAGCGTACTCAATAGCTGGAGTGATTTCATGAACCGACTCTGTGCCATCTGCCCTAGTTACTTTTAGACTTGCCATTTTTGCCCCTATCTAGTTTTTTACCAAGTACCGGTAGTCTTTGGATCTACCGTTGAATTGAGAGTGAATGTTACATCCATTGTTGCCATATCGCTTACCGCACCATTAATAGGTGTTAGGTTGTTTACGAAAATGTCGAACTCGTACATTACGTTTTCTGCGCCTACGGCTGTGCCTGCATCCTGAATTAGCTTAGCTGCTACGGTTGTACCGAAAGCTGCCTGAAGTGTAGCTAATACCTCACCTGTTGCTGTGTCATTTAGGAATGATACAGAGAGTGTGCCTGAGCCTAATCCTGCAACGTACTTATGGTTGGTATCGCCCATAGCAGTAACTTCTAGCTCATCTACTACCTGGTTTAATGTTGCGCTTGTTACATGGTCGCTAAGATCGACTGAGTTGATCTTAAGCCCGACCTTGTTATTTAGTGTAATCGCCATTGTGGATTACTCCTCATCTTTCTTAGCGGTTGGTTTTGGTTTTGGTGCTTCTGCGATTGGCTTTACCTGACCGATTTTGATCAGAAACGCCTCGCGCTCTTTGTTATCAGCCATTATTAACTCCAATCGGATAGAACGCTGATTGATACTTCACCGGATAGCAGATCGCCCGCTACTCCGGTCAAGACTGCTGGCGCACTAAATGTGCCTATTGAATAAGCGATGCTGGAAGCCTCTAGCTTATTAACAATGTTTAGGTAGTAATCCTCAATGTTTATCAAGTTACCCTGATTATCAAACATAGGTGCTAATACTACCAATTTAAAGTTTACTTTTGGTTTAACTGTTTTGTAATGGTCATTAGAAGGCTCTATGTATGGATCACCTGGCTCTACCACAATTGAATTAGCTAGGGGTGTGGCAGGTGGGAAGGAAAACACCTGCCACGCCGCATTATCAGCTAGCGCAGTCGCGATGGTTCCACGTAAGGTAGAGATTGCTGACATTACCCGACTTGACCGCCCGGGGCTAGGTGATCCGCAAGCAACCCACGCACACGAGCCATAAGGGTATTACCCATACGATAAGGCGAGGGTTGAAAGTCAGGTGAGATACCGCCAGCATTTGAAGCCTGGCGAGCTTGCCATATATCTACTGCAATCATAAGGGTAGCTTGATTAACTTCCGGCAAGGTTGCGTAATCTACTGAAGTTGAGCCATAAACACGACCCCAGGGGGCAATAGTGTGTTTTTCTCTTGTAACGTCATTTCCTACAACATACTCTAACCAATCACCATTTTTGGCGGTAATGGTGTGGATGCCGTTATATTGGTTGCGTACGTCAGCTACTGTGACCTGATCTCCTACTGAGAATTGGTCACCATTTTCATAAATATAAATACGAGCGGTTGTACCTTTTCCTTCAATAGCGTAAACCGATTGCTCGTTAAACCACAGTTTGCTCTTTACAATGTTTTCTGCCGCTTGACAAACATCCTCAACGACAGCGGATGAATACAGCGCGCCAATGCCAAGTGCCGAACGCAATTCGGCTTCGGTAACGTAGGTAGCCGCCATATTTTTATCCTTTCTTTATGTTAGCCCCGGCGCAAGGGCTGTGCGCCGGGGTAACTCTACTACTTGGCTAATTAAGCCGCGTTGAAACGGAAAGCACCCTTTGGCTTTTTGGTCGCTAGCGCGCCATAGCCATATAGGCCTACTTCGATTTTTCCTGAGCCAACAGTTTCAGCACGTAGCTGCAAGCGTGGTGACTCGTACCATGTGAACGCATCGCGGCTAACAATCATAAGTGTTGCATCGCCAGCACCGGTCTGTGTGTAATCTACGTATAGATCTAGTCCGAGTACGTTTCCGCGAATTGCATTAACTCCGACAGAACCAGCTGCGTTTTGTGGCTGAATTGCGTTTAGGATTGGGCGATTCTGTGAATCTACCAAGCCAATCAAGTTTGACCATTGAGTAGGTGATGCAATCAAGCCTGTTGCGAAATCGAAGGTGTTAGCATAAATATCAGCTGCACCACGAGCAACATAACCTGCAAGCTCAGCACCATCCCAAGGTAGGGTAATGGTTGTTGAATCAACAGTAGCTACTGCTGCGATTGTATCGAACGCATAAGCGTTGGTTGCCTTAGCATAAGCATCAGCCATCAAAGCTGTTAGCTCAGCAAAGAAAGCAGGAGAGGTACGATCTAGAACCTCGACTGAGAACTGCTGCATGCCTGCAAACTTCTTTACATCAACATCAAGATATTCAATTTCGAGCTGAGTATCTGAGAAGCTCGCGCCCTCGGCTGTTTCTGCAACTGTCGGTGCAGTCTTAACGCGTGGGATTTGGAACTTCATACCTGCATCTGGCAAAGTGCCAGCTGAGATAGCTTCAATGGTTGGGCGTACGCCAGTAGTCTCAGGATTGATTACCTCTGTTAGCTGACGTGTTGGTACAAGACCTGGAACATCATTTGTTGTATCTGTATCAGATGCAGCTGCGATCCATTGACGTGCAGCATCATCACCGAGAGCAGCGCGAACTGTATTCTCGACATAAAGTGCAGGTGTTACTTGGATACGTGGCTTAGCATAGATTGGTGCTGCAACTGTTGGGCGAGCAGCCTCTACCGCAGGGGCTTCGACCTTAGGCTCAACAGATGCGGTGTCTGGAGTATTCTCCACGACTGCCTCGCTTTCGTTTGTTGGGTTTTCTACTACTTCATCCTCTGAAGCAGCTACGCTCAATACCTCAGCACTCTTAAATGCTGCGGCTTGAACAAGACTAGTTTCGTACATGCGGCTTGCAATAACTTTAATTACGCCGCCTTCTCTTTTGCTATCGATTACTTCAACGCCTACTGAAAGGCCGCTACGTAATTCCTCAGATGCTTCAATTAGCGCATCGTTACCGCGAGTAGTATTTGAAACTTTGAAAGTAGCGTAAATGCCATCCTCGGTTTCCTCATAAGACATTAAGCGACCGATTGGCTTTTTTGGATCATGCTCAAGCAATAGTTTTGGTTTAGGTGAATCAGGAATCTCGATAGATCCTTTCGCAAAAACTACTTTACCGGCTGAGGTGTATCCGATTTCATTACCAAAAGGAACAATCTTGCCGGTGATTGTGCGTTCCTCTGCGTTGCAGGTAATATCGTTAGAGAACGTTAGGCGCATCTGCGTTTCCATTCGGTGATAGGTTTTCCATTTCCATAGCTTGCTCAACAGTAATCAAACCTAGAGTCAGCATCTTTTCAATGACGGCTAAGCGTTCTAAAGCATTAACAGCTAAGAAAGCATCCTCGACATCAAACTTAACAATATTGCCTCGCGCAGTAATATCATCCATAGATAATCTGTCTTGGATTGCGTGGACGTACGGCGCGAGGGAAAGTGATACAAATTGACGGCGTTCATCTTGAACGTTGGCATAAGTCATGCTGTTGTTCATGTCTGCGCTGATATAATACGCTGGCACGTTCATCATGCGTGCGATTTGTGTAGCTGTTGATTGAACAGCATCGACAAACATCATGTCGCGAGGTGAAAACGCGGTTGGTTGATAATCTAAAGTGCTTGTGAGATATGCAGTAGATCTGCGCTCACGTGCTGATTTCCATGCAGCGAGGATTGATTGAACTTCCTCTTGTGATAAGTCTGCACCCGTGTTTTTCAAAACACCTGAAGGCATTGGTGTAGCAGATGCGACACGCATAGCAGTTTCTAAATCGATTGCGCTGCGTAGTGTACGTGCGCCGCGTTGTAATACACCCTCATCAAGTGCGCTAAATGTTATTAATGATCCAAGTCCGGACATTGGTACATCTGTGCCATCGATTGTGTATTGGGTAATATAATTTGTGTAAGAATCGGTGCGGTATGAAACGCGACCCGGTGCAACCCACTCAAATCGAGCAGGGCGGCCATCATCAAAATAAGTTTCTGTTACTCTCCAATACGCAACCCCATAAAATATTAAACTATCTACTGTCCACGCCAAAGTAGTACTAAGTGGCTGATGTATAGACGGCTGCTCAAGCCATAAAGGCTTGCCAAGTTTTTCACCGGTAGATTTTCTATAAAGCTCTAATGGAAAACTTGCAATAGTACCAGCGATTAAATTACGACATCTAGCAACGGCTGGAACGCTCATAGCTTCATCACGGCCAATAGCCGTCATCAAACCTGGTAGATAATAATTAAATGAATCAGTCATTAATTGAGGCGCAGCTTGCGCTTCAATCTTTACTGGCTTTTTACGATCGAAAAGACCCATCGGTAAATGTTACCACACAAAACGGACATTTAGGACATAATTTGCGGTTTTGATTGTGGTTTTAATAGCTGGTGTGTCACCATCGCTAAACCAATAGCAGCTGACACGTCACCGGCAGATTTACGGCGCACTATGCGCCATCCGGCATCGGTTTCCTTAGCAGCGCAGTTGTTCATTGAGTTTACAAGGCTATCCTGCCCTGAGTGAACCAATCGCTCGTTTACTATGGCATCTAATAAATCCGAACACGCCTGATAGAACACCTGGCCACTCATATCTTGTATTTTGTAGCCTGTCTGAGCTAAACGCTCAGCCACACTCATAGAGGTGTATTTATCAAAACAGATTAGGCGCGGGCGGTACTGTTTAGCCCACTCAGCGACCTCTACTGCCATTTTTAGCTCATCTATGGCTACCTGTGACTCAAACTGAGCCACTACACCTACGCCTACCTTGCCATCATCCATTAATTGACCTGCAACCAATGAAGCTTGCTTTTTAGTCACAGATATATCCATGCCAAAGATTGTTAGGCGGCCTGGCTCTAGTTTTAGATCTTGAACAGTCAAATCCTCAAATGCGCGGTAAGGCCAGGGCGATTTAAGCGCACTAACCCATTGACAAAGGGTTTCTGTGCGGCTTGCTTCAGGTGTAGAGGTTGCAATAGCTTCAGCAATAGTTTCCTCATCGACAATATAGCCCAATGCAGGATTAGCCTGATACCAAGCGTTTTTATCTGTCAACTTGCTGAAATCATCGGCTGAATACTCCCAATAACCTAAGCTCTTAGGTGGGTAACTCAATGCGCGCTCGCGTAGGTTGTTTAATACGTGGCTAAAGGCATCACCAGCGTTAGAGGTAAGCAAAATCTGACTATTAGGCCTTGCACGTGTAATCGGCTTAGCAGCTGTCCAAGCCTCATCACTAATTTCACGTAACTCATCCACAAATAACAGATCCGCGGTCTTACCACGGCTTCCATCTCTAGTGGCCGCGACTATCTCGTATCTAGCTCCCGATAAAAGCTCTATCGATTCCTGACCATTGGCCACGCGGATCTGTTTTACTTGGGCTGCAAGTAGTGGGTTGTCCTCAATCACATCACATACCTTGCGAAAGGTATCTAATGCCATTCCCCGATTTGAGGACATGGCCACTATAGACCTTTCACCGAAAATGAACAAGCCGGCAAGGATGCGTACCCTTGCTAAGTGCGTTTTTCCGTTTTGACGTGCGATTAATAGCAGATTTGTTTTCCTGATCCATTTAGATTCTTTATCGACTTTAAGCATGTCATCTAGTACATACTCTTGCCACGGCAACAGCTTCATTGGCTCGCCGTTTTCATCTTTGAGTTTAGATAGCCAATCCTTAACCTCAGGCAGTCTACTTTTGGCTCTTAATGGCGCATTTTGTAACCTGGGTTTTGTTGAGCCCTTGCGAGTGGCCATTGTCAATTAGCCCCCGACTGACTTGGATTAGTAAATGGTGAATTGTTCTCAATCTTTACGTTAGTTTGTCCGATTTGTCCGGATTGGTCAGGATTTGTCCGAATCGGGGAGATACGGAACGAAAAGGCAGG